TTCAAGAAATTTTCAGCACGCTTCATCTGCACAATTGCATAACCATCTTCGACTCTGCATCGAACCCACCCCATATCTATCATATGATCCCTGGGATCAATCCTATTCCTCAATATATCTACTTCTTCCTTAGTCAAGCCACGATCAATAAAAGCAGAATCAGACATAGAGTGCAGAACAGAAGTCCCATTATTATAATCTTCTTTAGTTACTACGTCGCCAATCTTACTAAGGATAAGATTCCATATATGCACACTATGCGTATCTGAATTGAAAATTTTACCCCTCTCGTCAATCCATAAAATCTTAGGAGGCGACCCTAAGGCCGCCCCCTTATGATTGTCTCTAATCACGCGAGCCGCTGTACACAAGAATGTCGAAGACAACGGTGTCAGTTTTCTTCTGAACACCATCTGAGTCTACGAAAATCTTATAGAAAGGACCTTCGCCATTAACAGAAATATCATAGACAGACGACTTGACAGCCTCATCTATTGTAGTCTCGAGATCGTCCTTAAGTAATACATAAGTACCACTTCGAGTACCACAAACGTAGATAGCAACGTCTGCGTCTGAGCTAAGATTTGTAGCCCCTGTGTTGGAAATCACAACGAAATCCTTCCCAGGCGGTATAAAATCGATAACAGATCCTGTCAGATCCTGGCCAGCAGAATCTGATGTAGTAACTGTTAAAGTTTCTGTAGCACGCATAAACACATCACCACGACTTGCGCCGGTTGTGGTGCATTTACCAACTGATGTAATTGTCCAAGCCATATAACCCTCCTACTTAATCTTAAAGAGTTTATGGGACTCAATCAGCTGAATGCCAACACCTTCGTCAGAGAAGTACTGATCTTTTACATAATCAGCATCATTTTCCTGAATCGAAGCCTGGAACTTAGGAGCGCGATACTGTACATGCTGTAAGTTCTCATCAGAGACCACTAGCATATATTTATTGTACGCATCCCGCAAGGCAGGAGTCGGAATCAACTGCAGAATTCCATGAGGCGTTTCAAGAATCTTGTAGTTAAAACCAAGATGATCACGCTTCATGTCACTCAGGTTGACAGTCCAGCCAGACTTAGCAGCCATTCCGGCAGTGCTAGCCATCTTAGACCAGTAACTCATGGCTCCTGGACCAGCAAAAGCACGTTTCATACCTGACTCTGGGAAGTACTGAAATACTTTCTCCATGTCATCCACGAAATTCGCATAGTCGTAGGAAGCTTCATTAATGGTAAAGATGTTCTGGTCGTCGCCACTGGAAGCACCATGCTGTTCTATTCCAGGTATAATACCCATCGTAGTTCGAATGTTCTTCGAGTTAGCGTCCGTCAACGTCATATCCGCAAAGGTTCCAGTGAGGTTCATATTGCTACGACCAAACAGGAAAGCCTTTTCCTTCTGGATCTTGTGTTCCATGTTCTTCTGATCGCGCAAGCGCGACAGTTCGTTCTTTTCTCCGCGAAGAGCAGCTTCTAACAGAGTTCCTGTGATCTCAACCGCTGTCTTAAATATCTGACACTGGTTCCAGATCATGGTCAGTTCATCTGCCCAAGCTGTTGCAGAGCGTGTTCCTTCACCCTGTGCATTACCGATTACTCGCAAGTAGTCGCCTGACACTGTGGTAATGGAACTTGCGCCTGCATTTTTAACGCTTAAATTAGCACTAGCACCCGAGCTTGATACAGCGGTGATTACTAATACACCACGATTAGTTGTCTGGGTTGAATCCCAAACATCCAGCTCTAATCCAATCCATGAATTATAGGCATAATCTCCACCGGCACCTTCCATGCCCACGACGGAGCCAGAAGTTACAGCGATAGTATCAGCACCATCATCAGAAGCGATTGTGGTCGCTGAGGATGTGGTGAAATACTGATTTTCCCAAGGATTGCGGTGTTCAAAGAACTTGAATTGAGGATCTTTCAGTCCAGATTTGGTACCGCGATTAGCGATGACCGTGGTGAAAGGAGTCACGTCTGTCCAAAGTTCTTTGATAACCTGAGGTGCAATATAAAAATCACGTCTGTCTGTCCATAGTACTCCCGTACTATAACTAGACGCGGGAGCTAACGCTTTAGCATTTGCAGCCATTTATATTCCCTTTTATGTTAAGCTACTGTCTCTTTTTCTTCAGAAGGCCCATATTAAACTGCTGTTCCTCAGTCAACTCTTCGACGGGGGCAGTCCCACCAGCAACCGCAGCCACTGGCAAAGGTTTGCCCAAAGTTTCCTGTTGTTTCTTTAATATAGCCTCCCTCTGAGCCCCAGCTGTTTCTTCTGGGGTAGGAGTAGTAGCCATTCTATCCAACGCCACTAGATTCTGAAGATTAAAACTATCAGGTCTAGTGTACTTGTCAATGAACCCTAACGCAGCTTCGTACGTATACTGGTGCTTTGTCATGAGTTCCTGCACCCATTTGTTGACTTGCTTATTCTCCGCGTCAGCTTGGCGTTGCTGTTGTACATACAACTCCTGCTTCTTTACGAGGCTGGCGTTGTAATTAGCAAGATTCTCATTATAAGAATCCAACTCATTTAAGTACTTTCCGCTTTCGCTGTCAGGATCTTCAAATGCAACTCCTGGGTCATAACCAACTGGACGAACAGGGCGCTCAGGCATCGTAAGTTCCTCAGATCTCCCACTATTGGGTATAACCGTCGAACCACCACGAATGTCATTTTCTATTGCATCAAGTATCTGCGGATTGTTTTCGATATAGCGAGCTATGGGAGCAACAGAGTTGAGTTGATTTAACTGCTCACGCAACTGTTGGTTCTCATTCTCTTTCTTATCGGCTTCGCTCTGCCAATACTCAAACCGTTGTTCTTCCTGTTGTGCTGGATCTGGACTCTGCTCAGGTTGACCACCTTCTTCCTCAGGTGATGGTTGAGCTTCTGCAGCATTTGGTTCTGCTATAGGTTCATCAAAAAGGAACAAGCCCTTATCGGCCCCACCAGCCTCAATTTCTTGAGCTACAGCAGTCTCAGCAATGCTGGGAGTTTCTTCTATAATACTCATTACTTCTTATCGCTTTCTTTTTTATCTTCTTTCTTGAGGTCGGAAATTGATTTCTCAGCATCCCCGAGCCGTGATTCAAAGAGTTTGGCGGAAGCGTCCGCCCTTGTAGATATAGAATCTAAATCTGACTTAAATTTTTCTAATTCAACACGTTTCTTATCATGCATAGCTTCTCTGTCAGAAGTTTGCAAGTCTCCACGTACCTTCTTCAGCTCTTCTTGCAACTGCTCTATCGCCTGACGAGCCTGAGCAAGTTCACTAGAACGATTTAGCACACCCTCTATGTCAAATACTTCACTATGCTTTAAGACTTCAACCTGATCAATGAGTTTCCTGTCATAGAAGTCCATCAAGTATTCTGTGGCACCCCATCTGTTCGACGGTAGCGTAGACCCAGAGACTACGATAAGATCGTAATTGCCGATGGTAACATCATTTATGCGCCCGACTATATCACCACTAGCATCATCGACAATAGGATCATTGAACACAACTTCTCTGTCTGGATGATTCGGCTTAAGTATACGGATTGTCTTGCGATCTGTATAGGTTTGCTGCACCATCTCAACAACAACCTTAGCAACCTGATTCAAGCCTTCTTCTATGTCGTCACGCTTGCTTTTTATCCTACGCTGCCCGAACTCATCTAGCGCAACTGTACCCCTAAACGTAGCAGGCGCTTGAGCTGGATCACCTTGCTGCAGCGGATAGATACCAAAAGAACGCTCTATGTACGCGATTGCATCCCCGATATTCCTATACAACTCTGTTGGTAATGGTATCGGCGTTAAAACCTTAGGCTCACCTAAATCGTAATCAACCTCAATTATACTAGCCCCAGCCCTGCTAAGTTCCTGTTCAAGCATTTGTTTATTTTGGGAACCCTTAGGAACAATAAGCTTGGGAGATGTGGATGTACTAGCGTGCGCTATAATCAGTGACTGAATCTTATTTATGTACTCCTGCATACCTTTCACAAACCTAACATCGCTCATCGGGTAAGGATTACGATTGTGATGATTCATGAATGGTATAATCGGATACTCACTTACTTCTAAAATTACGTTTGCTCTTTCAACACCACCAGCGCTTTGTACATTACGTATGCGATTTACTTCAACATTCTTGTTGATTATCACACCTTTGTCGATCAACTCACCCTTATTTGTCAAAGTTATGAAGACAGTGCTTCCAGGTATAGCATCTGCGCCTTCTTCACCAGCTTCCATCCTTACTTCACCAGTAACTTGATCCTGAACCTTGTGGTAAACCCCACCAGTTTGTTCATATATAGCCAACATCTCCATTGTAGCTACTTTATTCGTGACTACGTTACTGTTTCCAGCAACATCGTTTAACTCAAAGGCAATCTCTACTCGGTACTTCTCATACTGCTCGTCGTTAAATATATACTCTTCTCGGGTAGATGTATCGTGAAGATGATGATACATGGCCTTAACTTTTGAATAGCGGTCTATGAACTCGTAGGTATTTGTATGAGACTTATCGACATCGCTCTGGTCTAGCTGCTGATCTTCTTCGTTGTGCCGCTGCATACCAGGTTCGCGATAATCCTCAGATGGCTTAGCATCCTTTAGCCTACCCTTCATATCTGGGAATGCTGTCTCGATCTGCTCCCTTGTCATAATCTTAGAAACTATGATATGAGCAGCATCTCTACAGAACGGGTCGCTGGAGGAAGGATCTATATATAAGTCAAGTGGGTTTAGTGATGTGATATAGACTTCTCCCCTGGCAAAGTCAGCCTGGGGATCAACGTAGACTTGCATGGCACCCATACCTCGGACGTAATAATCGTCAACTACACGTTTTAAGTGCATGTTGCCGACGGATATATCCCAGATATAGGCCATTATATCAGAAAAGACCCTTCCAACGCGACGGTCTGAATCTTCTCTAGCTGTGGATTGAAATCGGGGCTTATTTGCTGTCAGCATTGCTATTGCCTGATCGACAGCATTTTGTATAGTGGGGACTACTAGAGGTGCCTGATCTTTATTATCTAAGTCACGCTTATCCTCGGGAGCCCACTGCATGTTATTACGAAATTCGTCGTCCTCACGAGCCTGCAATGCCCAAGAACTTCTTGCTGATTGATAGTCGTCCAGTAAGCGCTCAGACAGAGCTACGGCATCAGTTACCGAAACTGCCTTGCCTCCTGGGAGTGAATCTTCTTTACCAGAAAAGATGTTAAATGAGGGGATTGCCATTTTTTTCCTTTGTTGGGTCTAAAATCACAGAGCGAATATACACATAAAAACCTATATTTGTCAAGTACTTTATACAGCCTTCCATTTGTTCCGTCGAGAAACCTGTCTCCAGATGTTAGTTAGGACACTATCTTTGTACCCATGATCAGGGCTATAGAGCCCCATCATGGCATAGTACAGGCCATCAAGTAAGTCATCATGCTTACCTCGCGGGTACATTAACAACTCGCTACGCATCTCCTCCTGTCCCTCGTGAAGAAACACTTTCCCACGCGAAAAGAATGGCTGCATTGTCTCCAATCTAGCACTCTTACTAGACCTTGGTTGGATCTTCCGCTCAAGCCCAGGGATATGAACCCCTTCTAAATTCCTTAAATAGTCCCTCAACATCTCCTGATACCCAGTAGTCTCAATCTTCGTTCTAGATGGTTTATACTTCGTATACCACTTGACAATACCATCGGCTAACTGCATAGGTGGTACCCTCTTCCTGAAGTAAGGCAGCACAAACCTACGATCATTGGCATCCATAGCGACAGGAACCACTGTGGAATAGTCAGCATGTTGTAGTGTAGAGCTTGCAGGATCAACGCCCATGCCCACATTTACTGCTATCTTCTTAGGCTTATCAAAAGTCTGTCCATCTATAGCCTGAATCTCCAAAAGCGGGTAATTCTCCTCAAATATGAGCTCCCCTCTCCACCAATGAATGTACGCTGGTTTGAATAACTGATCCTCATCACCAATGATCTTGCACCGATACTCGGAGTACCAAACAGATGTCTTGCCAATGTCCTCATACCCTTGCCTAGTTGCGTCCAGCCTATGCCAAGGCCATAATTCAGGCCAAAGAACCTCTTTCTTGTCCTCGTTGACTATAGCATCGTAATGCAAGTTCTCCCAGTTGGACATCTCCTTAATACGTTCAACCATACACAATTCGTTCTGTGGTGTGCCTATAACAAAGATCCTACCCTTTTTAGCATCGACTCCTGGCATCATACCTTTCAAAAGGATATTCAAGTTCTTGTCCATAGATTCCTTGGTACGAGTGTTATTCTCATCTTCTGGGTCATCAAGCACTTCAAACGTAGGTCTCTGGGCCCCAAACTTGATACGAATAATCTGCTGTCCTGTACCCTTAGCGACAATCACGGAACCATCCTTGAGCTGAACCATGTGCTCAG